TAATGGAGAAAAATTAGTATTAGATATGAAATCATTTCTATATCTAGCAGGTACAGAACTTGACTTTTCAGATGGTTTAAATGGTAAAGGATTTCAATTTAATAATCCAAACGCAACACGAACATGTGGATGTGGTGAAAGTTTTGCAGTATAAGTTTGGCCTCCTACTAATTGGATGTTATATTTAGATATATGGAAAATAAAAAATTTGAACCAACTAAAAAATTAACTAAAGCTGACGGTACAATTGCTTACATTTGGGAAGGTAAGTATCATAACTGGGATGGACCAGCATTAATACCTCAAGGTGAAAGAAAAAAACGTGAGTATTATTTATATGGTATTAAATATACTGAAAAGTTATGGAAAGAACATTGTAAACAACGTGAAGGTTTACCTTGGTTCAAATCACCAGCCGGTAAAGCAGCAGGTGCTAGAGTTTAAACAAATTAATTACAACTTGGTCTCATTAGAGACTTTACATACATTATAATATATGAAAATAGGTTTTTGTGGAACAATGAGTGTTGGTAAAACAACATTAGTAAAATCATTAGGTGAATTACCTGAATTTAAAGACTACTATGTTACAACTGAACGTAGTAAATATTTAAAAGATTTAGGTATTCCATTAAATACTGATAGTACTTTAAATGGTCAAACTATATTTTTAGCAGAACGTGTTAGTGAATTAATGCGTCCTAAATTAATTACTGATAGAACAGTTATTGATGTTATAGCATTTGCCAAATGTGCTAAATCTATTAATGTTTTAGATAAAGAAGCGTTTGAAGATTATGCTAAATTATTTGTTAGTCAATATGATTATATATTTTATGTGAATCCTATTGGAACAGTTATGGAAAATAACGGAGTACGTGAAACTGATAATGAGTTTAGAACTACAATTGATTTCTTTATTCAAAGAATTGCGGATAGATATTCACATCGTATGAAAAAATTTGTAGAAATTAGCGGTTCTAATGAAGAACGTATTAAAAAAATTAAAGAGACAATATTTTCATAATATTTATCAGAAAAATATAACATGAAAATCAAAGAATTTAAATCATTTATACGTGAGGAAATTATAGGTGTATTATCTGAAGATACAATTGATGTACCTAATCCAAATACATTGACTCCTGATCAAAAACGGGCTTTAATTAATACTGCTAAAACTAAAACAAAAAATCCTTCATTAGGAACACCGGCAAATCCTGTTGATTTTGTTGAAGAAGAATTAGATAATAATTTAACTCCATTACAACAAACAGTATATGAGTTTGAATCAGAAGTATCTCCAAACCCAGATGAATTTATTGAAGATATTAAAAAATTAAACTCAGTTAAAGCTGTTTATAATTATTATGCTCATACAAGAGGATGGTTACAAGATAAAGATTTTAAATATCTTTTAAAAGATTTAATGATGTCATTATCTAATAATGAAAATGATTTAAATGAAATGGCTCGTGCTAAAGTATCTTACATTTTAAATAAAGAAATGAAAGATGAATTAGCTTCATTAATCGAAAAAGCTAAAGGTAATGTTAAAAAAGCATTAGAATATCTTTTAGATAAAGGTGAAATGTCAGTTGCTGACGTAGCTAAAGAATTTGGTTTAGCTGATACAGCTAGCATTAACAATCCTAAATTCAGAGAATTAATGGGTATGTTAAAAGATAAAGGTGTAGTATCAATGGCTGGAATACCAGCAGCACCTAAAGCAGCTACTACAAAACCATCTAAAGAAAAAATAGAAAAAGCAGTTAAAGCGGTAGAAAAAGATATGGAGACAGATGAAGAAGAAGCAGATGACTACTATAAAGCAGGCGACGAAGATTCAGCACCAGAAGAATCAGATATTGATAAACAAGCAGCTAAAGCAGCTACTAAATTAACTAAACGTACTTCTAAATTAGATAAAGTATTAAAAGGTTTAATTCAAGTAGAAAAAGAAATGAAAGAATTAGCTGGTGAATATAAAAATGCTGAAGGTGAAGAAAAAGCAAATATTGTTGCTAAATTAAAAGAAAAAACAGCACAAAAGAAAGAATTAGAAGCATTAAAAGATAAATTCGAATTTGATGTGGTATAAAGAAATTATAAAGTTTCTAGGATACGTAGGATTAGTGTTATTAATTGTAAATATTCTTAACATTAATCCTAATTTCCGTTTGGGTAAAGAAAATGAAGCTTTAAATAATAAAATAGATTCATTACAAGCAAATATTGACTCTACTAAAATTAAAATTGCCCAACTAGATTCAGTTGCTACGGTTTATAAAAAACAAGTAGCAGAAGATAAAACCAAATTATCGGGTTTAAAATATAAAGCCGATTTATATAAAACTAAATACAATGAAGAACATAATCGTATTACTAACTTGTCTAATGATGCCCTTGTTAGCGAGTTCACAAACGCTTTCGACTGAGGATTTAGTCACAGTTCCTTCTAAAACATTAAAAAACGCTTTAATTGTAAAAAACGAACGTGATTTTCTTAAAAATCAAATCACAATAGTTAGAGACTCAGTTAATATTTTAGTTACAATTGTAAATAATCAAGATTCTATTATAAAAACTCAAGATACATCTATTTCATTATATAAAAAAATTGATACAGATCGTCAAAAACAATTAGAGTACAAAGATAATATTATCAATAATTACCAAAAACAAATAAAAAAAATCAAATTAAAGTTTATAGTTAGTTCTATTGCTTTTGTTGGTATTTTACTAGTTATATGAGTCAAGACTTACGTGAAGTTATAAGACAGGAATATGTAAAATGTGCCTCTGATCCGGCTCATTTTATGAAGAAATACTGTCATATTCAACATCCTCAAAGAGGAAGAATCATATTCAATCTATATCCATTTCAGGATAAAGTATTAAATTTATGGAAAGATAATCCATATAGTATAGTACTTAAATCAAGACAATTAGGTATTTCAACACTATCAGCTGGTTATTCTTTATGGTTAATGTTATTCCATAAAGATAAAAACGTGTTATGTATTGCTACAAAACAGGAAACTGCTAAAAACATGGTAACCAAGGTAAAATTTATGTATGAAAATTTACCATCATGGTTAAAAGTACATGCTGATGAAAATAATAAACTCACATTACGATTAAATAACGGATCTCAAATCAAAGCAGTATCAGCAGCAGGTGATGCTGGTAGATCTGAAGCAGTATCTTTGCTGTTAATTGACGAGGCTGCATTTATTGAAGGTATTGACACAATTTGGGCTTCTGCTCAACAAACCTTAGCTACTGGTGGTGGTGCTATTGTATTATCTACTCCTTACGGTACAGGTAATTGGTTTCATCAAACATGGGTTAAAGCCGAAGCGCAACAAAACGATTTTTTACCTATTAAATTACCTTGGTTTGTCCATCCTGAAAGAAATGAAGCATGGAGAAAAAAACAAGACGAATTGTTAGGTGATCCTAGATTAGCATCTCAAGAATGTGATTGTGATTTTAGTACATCAGGTGATACAGTATTTTATTCAGAATGGATTGAATTTATATCTCAAACCACAATAAAAGAACCGCTAGAACGCCGCGGAGTTGACCGTAACTTATGGATATGGGAACCGGCGGACTATACTCAATCGTATATGGTTATAGCCGATGTAGCGCGCGGTGACGGTAAAGATTTTTCCGCAGCTCATGTTATACATGTTGAATCAAATACTCAAGTAGCAGAATATAAAGGTCAATTACCACCTAAAGAATTTGGATATTTTTTAGTTGGTTTAGCCACAGAATACAATCAAGCATTATTAGTAGTAGAAAACGCTAACATTGGTTGGTCAGCATTAGATGCAATTCAAGAACGTGGATATAAGAATTTATATTTCTCACCTAAAAGTGATGCTGGAAGTAATGCTGACGCTTATTTTGACCAATATATGGATAACTCAAAATTAGTACCTGGTTTTACAACATCAATGAAAACTCGTCCTTTAGTAATTAATAAATTTAGAGAGTACATAGGTGATAAAAGTGTTGTTATTCAATCTAAACGTTTACTAGAAGAAATGAAAGTATTCATTTGGAAAAATGGTCGTGCCGAAGCACAATCAGGATA